CACGGTTCGTGATTACGATACTGTTCTAAAAACATACCAATGGCTTCAACTTGGAAAGCATCATTTCAAGAGTCTAATTATTGACTCTGTATCTGAGCTTCAAGTGAAGTGTTTGGAAAACATTGCTGGTGTCAATCAAATGACACAGCAGCAATGGGGAGAGTTGCTACGTCACATGGGTGGTCTTTTACGAGATCTTCGTGACTTAACAATGCATCCAACCAATCCGTTAGAAGCAGTAGTTTTAACTGCAATGGCTCGTATTGATAAGGATGGTCGTTATCGTCCATACTTACAAGGACAGCTAGCAATTCAGGCTCCATACTTCTACGACATTCTGGGGGCAATCACTGTTGAAGAACGGATGAACCCAGATCCAACTCAACCTCCATACAAAGTTCGTCGTATGTATGTTGAACGCACTAATTCATACGAAGCTGGCGAGCGTGTTCAAGGACGCCTTGGCAAAGTCGTAGAACAAGAAAACATGTCAATTGAAAAAATGCTAGACATTGTTTTTGGACCAAAACAAGCAGCGGCAGCTGAAACAACTACACAGAAAGAAGGCACTCAGTGAGTTCACGCAATTGGGCAGACCTCATTAAAGATGCTGGAGATGCGGGAAGTTATGAACCGCTACCAGACGGCGACTACGATTTAGTAGTAGTCGAAGCCACTGCGACAACATCGCAATCTGGCAAAACCATGTTCAAAGTAAAGGCGCAAGTTGAGGGCGGAGCTCACAATAAACGTCTTGTATGGGACAACTTAGTTGTCTCACCTGATTCACCAGCAGCGCTGGGAATCTTGTTTAAGAAGTTCCACGCCATGGGAATTGGTCGTGGATACTTTGATAGCAATCCAACTAACGCTCAAATCGAGCAAGCAATTATGGGTCGTCGATTCCGTGCACAGATTGGTAGCCGTCTATATAACGGCGCTAAGAAGAACGAAATCAAGAACTACTACCCAAGCGCACAGACAGTTGCTGCAATGAATGGCGAGACAGCCGCTCCTGCAACCACTGCTGCTGCACCTGCTCCAGCTCCTGCACCAGCGCCAGCACCTGCTGCCGCTCCTGCACCTGCTGCAGCTCCAGCGTCACCGTTCTAAAGCTGGTTTTGCTAGGTTGCTACCCAACAGTTTTTGTTGGGTAGCAATTTAGTAATTCAAAAGAGAAAGAGAAAGAATGAAAATACTAGTTACTGGGTGCACAGCATCTCAGTCGTCTCATAACGCAATAAGTCGTTATCCGACTTTTACTGGTCTTATTCATGATGCTTTTATCGAACTAGGGCATGAAGTTTTTCTTACAAAACCACATCTTTCATACTCAAAAGAGTTTTTAGATCGTTTTGATTTAATTTTTGTTGGTCTAGCTTCTCCATCAAACCTATCAGCTCACTACTCGTATGGAGCTTTTTCTTTGGCTAATAAGGCAAGGGAGCTTGGAAAGCTTCGTTTAATTATTGATATGCCAGAGCCACAAAAAATTAGAACAACTATTAGAGATTTTTATACAGGAACAGACAGCTTTTATAAAGATTTTTACTCTAAAAGAATTCAATTTAGCGAAGCTTCTATTCCAGAAAATAAAGAGCAAATTTTAAGTTTTGTAGATTACCTGCATAATGAAAAGTGGGAGCAGACCTTTGTCCCAAGTATGCCTTGGTTTTCAAAAAATATTATTACAAAAAATGTTCCGAATTTAGATGAAGACAGTATCGTATCCCTTTGCTATGACAGAGTTCTTATAGATGAAGCTGAAGATAAGTTTTCTGAATCTAAAAAGACATACTGGTGCGCCGATAATTATAAATCTGCGTGGACAAAGAAAGTATCAAAAAGTTTGACTTTACCCGTTCAACCAACAAGAAATAATAACTACAGTACGAATGAGATGGTTGTGTCAAAGATCAGTAGTTCAGTAGGCACTTTAATTAGTACCTATCAGGGAGGAGATCCTTGGTGGTCTGTTGCAATATCTCAATCACTCATAGCAGGGGTCCCTGTTGTTACTGAATGGCGTCATACCGCCGAGCTAGGAGCAGAATGGGCGTATTTACCGTCAACAATAGAGGAAATGAGCCCAGCAGAAAGAACACTAGTGGCTCAGAGTCAAAAAGATTTTTACAGAGAGGCAGCGCCTTCATACGCAGACTCTTTGGAAAAAACAGCGAGAGCTCTGGACAACCAGAGCCAGTTGTCGTTAGTCTAGGAAAAACTGTACGAAAGGACAGCGAAATGGCCAAAGTAAATATGCCGTGGGTTAAAGAACAGTTAACCAATAACCGCACAAAGCGTGTTGTTGGGGATAATGTTATTTCCCTACTAGAAAAGTGGGAAGAACTAAAGAACACAGATCCAGACCCACAAAAGAACGAAGCAAACCTAAGTCAGATTGTTGAACTATTCAGCAAGCTAGCTTTGGGCCATGCAATTATTGTTGAAAACAAAAATGATCATTGGGTGCCAGCTCAAGCAGGTCAAATTGTTATTGCCGATGAAGTTCGAGTCAAATGGAATGCATTTGATGGAGAAATGGGCAAACTACACAATGGTCGCCGTGGAAAAGTAGTAAGTATTCGATACGGTGACATTATTGTCAAAACAATTGACGGTAAAGAACCTGTCTTGGAAGGATTTCACTACACTCCTCAACAATTGGAAAAGCGGGTTCCATAGTGAACTCAGCTACTTTTAAATTTAGAGTTGATGGTAGCGACTATCAAAACATACAAGAAAAAGCTAAAAAAGAGTTAGCTGGATTTATGGAGATCGGATCTGAAGATCTTGGTAAATACGTTAGCTATGAATTAGAAATAGAACCTAATCAAAAAGCAAGTAGTACTTACTCATATACCGCCCTAGTGACTGCGAGGTTAAAGAATGTCTGAGAGTATAAACAACACCGTTCCCCCTGTTAATGAATATATGAAACAGACATCCGATAATCCCTATCGAGTAGAAGCTCTTCGTGAAGCTGCTCGTATCACTACGCAAGATAGAAACGCTAACTATGGCGGACCAGAAGAAAATTTTACAAGAACTGCCAAAATCTGGTCCGTTATTCTTGGTATTGAAATAACCAATGAGCAAGTAGCAATGATGATGGTTGGTCTTAAAATGGCACGTTTTGCTCATGGATCAGGATTCCAAGCCGATACATGGATAGATATTGCTGGATATGCAGGATGTGGTTATGAAGTAGGAAAGATAGCGTCAGAACAAATTAACTAGTTTCTTGGAGGGGAACATGTCTGAGCTTGTACCGCCTTGGCAATATAGACAACCTCTCTGCGCTGAAATAGGCGCAGAGTTGTTTTATATAGAAGATAAAGATGAAGAAGTAGTTGGGCAAAGACTTAACGGGTACGTTGATGCAAAAAGGATATGCATGTCCTGCTCTCATTTAAAAGAGTGCGGTGAGTGGGCTATTAATAATGAAAAGTATGGATTTTGGGGTGGATACTCTCCAGTTGAAAGAAAAGAAATTCGTAACAAATTAAATATAATACTTGAGGACAATCTCCCCTCTGCTTCATAAGAGTAGACTATTGTCTTAACCTAGCGAAAGTTGGACTCATGGCTGCTGAACCAGTTATCAGTCCTGTACCTATTTGTGAGTCTTGTTGGATGGAAAACCATGCTCGATGGGAACCAGAAAGTATGGACAAGACTGGCCGCATATTAATGCGTCTTAAAGGCGTAGATGTGCCTAATAAAGTCAATAGCGGATCTGTTGAAGTTTGCGCTATGTGCGGATCTGTAACTATAGCTGGAATATTTGAAATGAAACTTACTAGCGAAATGTATTTTTTAGAGCAGCAGAGTCCAGATTTTGAGCTTAATATTAACCCTGAAGATGATCAGATATAAGGAGGGTATATGAAAAGCGATAGACCAGGTGATTTCCTTTGGGAAGAATGGGAAGGCTCTGGATATGATCCACAAGTAGATTGTTCGGTTATTTATTACACTTTTGAACATATTGATTTAGAAAATGATTTAGTAAGAAGAGCTCTAGCTTCTGCTCTACAAAGAGATGGGGTAGCCATTTCTTTGGGAGATGGATTTAATTTAATTGACAAGTGCCTTCCAAACTATGGATGGACTGGAATAATAGAAGATGAAGAAGATTATGTAGTTTGTAATGAGCTAGGTGAAACAGAGTATGGGGATTTAGTTGACTCTATCCTTCCTGCAACTTGGATAGAAATATAATTTAAGATAGTTGCTTTATAACCGATAATTTTATAGTTTATAGTCTACTATAGTTATGTGTGGAAACCAGCAGAAAACCTCAATTGGCAATCAGAAGCCACCTGTGCAAAACCTTCTAATAGGTACGCCTTAGATTGGTTTTTTTCTAAAGACTTTAAAGAAAAATATGCGGCTAAGAACATGTGCTTTACCTGTCCAGTACGCTCAGAGTGCCTCCAGTGGGCTTTAGAGCATCGCCAGATTTGGGGTATTTGGGGTGGAAGAGATGAGGTTGATATTCGCAGAGCTTTATCCGTGTCTTACAGTGGTGAAGAAACTAGACGACGCAGATTTCCAAACTGTCCATATTGCACAGCTCGTCCTTCTAAACTAGAAACATCTATAGAAGAGCTACCTAATGGTGGCCGCTGGACCACAGCAAAAGTTGTTACTTGCACAGAATGTGGCTTTGCTTGGAGAAGTCGTACTAGCGCAAATGCGGTTGAAGCTTACAAAATAGAACGTAGCGAAAAATCAAATAAAAAAACTAAATCTAAAAAATCTTCCTTGTCCAAACCTGCAAACCCTTCTCCAAAACAGTAACTTTATTTGCATAAGGGATTAAAAATGCATCAATTCCAGTCTTAGGTTGGTCCATTTTAGGTAGAGAAGCTCCCCACATATAATCATCAAAAGCAAGTATCCCTCCGTTATTTAAACAAGAGTAACCATCTAGGCCATCCCTAAGTGCCCAAATTGCGTGATGATCTGCATCTACATAAACAAATTCATACTTTTTGTTGTTTGTTTTAAAAAACTCTTTAGTTGTCATTTTCTTTTTAATAAGCTGACCTGAGTCAATAAAAGATTTTAACTTTTGATCATAGGTATCTTCTACACTTTTCCAGTCCATATCCATATGCTCTTCTTCTTCAGAGCCCTCCCAAGTATCAACATCTGTCAAAGTTGATTCTGGGTGGGTAAGAACGTTATCAAAAAGCCATACGGAAGCATCACCTGTGTATGCCCCTAGCTGCAGAAAATCTACCTTTACATCTTTATATGCAGGTAGAAATTTAGAAAAGTTGTGGATTGCCCCACCTTCAATAAACCAATTAGGGTAGGTCATGCCTTTAGCTCACAAAACATTAAGTTCTTAGCAAGTCTTTCCTTATGTTCTGGAGTAGCAATCTCTAAAGCAGCTCTAGCGTGAATAACTGCGTCTTGATATCTTCCTAAGTTATAAGCAGCAATCGCTGCCATATCATGTGGTGTATGACCCCAAGCTTCTGCTTCGCAAAGATATTCCATAGGCTTTACTGTAATTGCTAAAGCTTCTGTTGCTTTTTCGTAGCACTCTTCCCATTTAGCAGCGTGGTAGTAGTGCTGGGCTAGATCAACGTATGGTTCTCTACGTTCTGGAGCTTCTTTTATTGCTAATGTAAACCACAACTCTGCATCTTCTTTAGATAGTTTGCCAAGAAAACGCATTGAAGCTGCACGCTCTGGAGCCCATCTTGCTCTGTGAAGTTGTAGGTGACGTTTAAATTGTTCCTTTGCTTCATCAAATCTGTTATAAAAATATAGTTCTCTTGCATAATAAAAAGCATTTCTATCATCACTTGGATCTTCTTCAACAGAAATCTTTAGTAAGTCTAAATACTGTCCTCGTGATTTTGTATTATCTGCATGGTGCTCCATAGTTGCTTGAGTCCAATATTGAACTTCTTGCATACGATCAGGAACTAAAATTTCATGTACTGGATGCTTCCAACGATAGCCATGGCGAGCATGGATTTTATCTCCGCCAAAGGTAAGACCTGGAGTACCGTCTTCATTCCAGTTCCAAATGTAGTTATATCTAGGTCGAGTGGCTTTAGCTTCAAATGCTTTTTCAAGTTCTGCTTTCCATCCCGGCAACATAATCTCATCCATATCTAGAGGGATGCAGTAATCAATATCAGCTGGAAGTAGCCCTAAAGAAACGTTTCTTGCTTGATCAAAGCGCCAAGGTCTTACACAAATAGACACAACATTAATCCCTAAAGCCAGAGCCTTCTCGACAGTCTTATCTGTTGATCCTGTGTCGGCTATGAGTAGATAATCTGCCTCATCTTTTACAGAGTTATACCAAGTCTCAACAAACTGTTCCTCGTTAAGGGCTATTGTATAAACGGCTACCTTCATTTTTTATCTTTATCTGTTTGTATTTTAGAAAAGTCTATTGAAAAAAATATACTTCCATAATATTTTTTATTAGGGGTCTCCATTGACTTTCTTATATGCATCTCTCCAGTTGTAGATTCTTTAACTTGATCAATGCTTAACTCAAATAAATTAGCTACTTCTTCCCAAGCGTTACCCATAAGCTCTTTATAAGTATTTCCAATTACATTTACTTCATATGCTGCTTTCATTTTTCTCCTTTGCTTAGTTGTAGTTTTTTACTATTCCTATAATTGCTAATACTATCCATAAAATATTAAACCATATGATTGTTGGCAAAGTTTTTACAGTGGATGACCATACAAGAGCTATACTAGACCCTAAAGCAAAAATGTAAAGCCACCAAAATTGAATATCAAATATAAGACCAGGAAAGATTATAATAATTTTTGTCATAAATGCAAAAAATTCTACGGTGTTCGCTCTGTTCCAATACTTTTTGTGACGCATTGTAGAAAGAGCTGTTATCCATTGTAGATTTTTATTTATATCCATAAAGCTCTAACTCCTTTTTAGCTTGATTTGGGGTTATTTTTCCAGTACCAGCTAATATCCAATTCCAAAGAGGTGATCCAATACAGCCAAAATAGTAATCGTATTGAAAAATTCCAGGAATTTTATTTTTTGACTTTTCTAAAACTTCTTTTGTAAACTCGGTAAGCATATTTTTTTCTGTAAAATTACGCCAAAACTCCGAGTCTGTTCTTCCTCCTTGGTAATGTAGTACAAGAAAATCTTGTATGTCATCATACATTTTTCTCATTCTTTCATTGTATCTAGAGATATTACTATCTAAAAAAGTTTTTTCAGGGGTCTCTCCTAAAAATTCAAAACAAAATACTAACATTTGAACGATGGTAGTGTGGATAGAAGTAGCCTCTAGTGGCTCAGCAAAAGCTGCTGATAGTCCCATAAAAATACAGTTTTTCTCCCAAAGAGAGTCTAGTCTACCAGCCTCAAAATCAATAAATTTAATTGGAGTAATTTTTTGATTTAAATATTTTTCAATTTCTTTTTGAGCGTCTTCATCTGAAATACAATTTCTATCATAAACATAACCACAACCTCTTCTACTTTGAAGAGGAATATCCCACATCCAACCAGAAGACAAAGCATGCGCCGTTGTTAATGGTTCTGGTATTTCATTTTCTTTATATTCTAATAGAAAAGGCATAGCTCTGTTAACTGGAAGATGGTCACTGTATGATTTCCATTTAACATTCATTTTTTGTGAAAACAGTCTAGAAAATCCAGTACTATCTATAAACAAATCTCCAGTCACTGTCTGATTGTTGTCAAGTACAATAGAATCTATTTTTCCATTTAATTCAGATATATTTATTTCTTTTACTACAGCATCTATTACTTCTAATCCTTCTTTAACAAATTTATTTTTAAAATATTTACCAATTTTATGTCCGTCAAAGTGTAAAGCATAACTTTCTGGGAAATGATTAGATTCAAAATGTCTTCCTATATTAGAAGCTATATGCATTTTTTCTACACCAAAACGAGAAAAAGCTTGTAAAAAATCAATATCTGGATTTTGACCAGAAGTATTGCTTCCGTCTAAGGGTGCATAATAAGAAGAACCATCTCCTGTCCAATTTTTATGTCTAATTCCAAGTTTAATTGTTGCATCTATTGATTCAAAAAAATCTTTAAAATCAATGTCAGTATTAAACCATCTATTTTGAACTAAATCTAAAAGAAGACCAGTTGAACCCTCACCAGCACCGATAATACCAATTTTAGAGGATTCGACTACTGTAATTTTGTGTACATTGGGTTGAGTTTTTAAAAGAAATAAAGCAGAAATCCACCCAGCTGTCCCTCCGCCAACAATTACAATTTTCATATGTCTTTTCCTGTCTTTTGTCTTTTATTTATTATTTTTACTAGTAAGGAGTTGCCCCGCTAATGCTATTGTTTTCCGTTCCAGACCAAAAACCATTGCTGTTTCCATCAAAGTAAGATCCTAACGTATTTGACTTCTCTAGCATAACAGAATCCACATAAAAAATCTCCCCTGAAGTGGTAGAACTAGTAACAATTCTGATACTCATAAAGTTTGCAGACCCTTGTTTTGTCACTGATCCACTTAAACGCACCCAGTTTCCTGTGTATGATAGATTTTGAATTCCAATATTTGCAGCAGATACCGTACCTACCGAGAGGGTGTCTTCATACTGAAGCGCTCTTATAAAATAGTTTGCTGCTGAATTACCGCTGGCAAGTTTTACATACGCACTAATATAATAAGTTCCTTCGCCACCAACTAAAGGAATAAAAGTATAAGCAGCGGCAGAACCAGAAGCGTTAGTTACCGATAAGGATGCCGCCCCTGTATTAAATTCAGATGTTGTTCTAGCAAGTGTTGCTGAAGCGACAGATGACCAACCAGTGGTGTCTACCTCAAAAGAAGGGTTAGGTACATAGTTAACTCTATATCCAAGAGCTTTTGGTTCGGCTTTATTCTTTAAAAACCCAGCACTAGCGGCTACTCCTATGCTTAATGGCATTTCTACTCCTAATTATGTAAGGGCTAGATCGCCAGCAAGGACCCATTCGTCGGTTGCAATTTTAATTATAGACGCTGTTGAATAGGTAGCTCTTAGCTTGTTTGTAGGAGTTGCTCTTACAGTTACTCCAGTATCACCGCTAATAGTTACTTGTCCAGCACCATACTGCATAATATCTATTCTTTGCCCAACGCTATAAGCTGCTGCAGAGTTTAATGGGACAATGATGGACATTGAAGTTGCTTTTGTGCATCGAATAAGTTTTCCTGCATCTGCCAAAACCAATGTGTATGTGTCAGATTTAGTTTCAATTACTTGCGCTGTATCCCAAGTACCAGCAGCACCTGTTGGTCCTGCAGCACCAGTTGGACCAGTTACACTAGGACCTGTAGGTCCAGTAGGACCTGTGACAGTGCTTGCAGCACCCGTAGGTCCAGTTGGCCCAGTAACTGAAGCTCCTGTTGGTCCTGTACTTCCTGTTGCTCCCGCTGCTCCTGTCGCACCAGTTGCTCCCGTAGGTCCACCACTAGGACCTGTTGGTCCAGTGTCTCCTGTAGGTCCTGTTGGTCCAGTTACTCCTGGTCCTGTTGGTCCTGTAGATCCTGTCGGACCAACAAAAGGTCCAGAATTAACCCATGCAGAGTTTTGATCGTCCCAAATATAAACATTCGGTGAAACTATATATGCATCTCCTGGATTACCAGTTGCGTTGTCTGCTTCAAGTAATTCAATAGTTGCATAGGAACCTAATAAAGCAATACCAGAACCTTGCGGTCCAGTCACACCTGTCGGACCAGTTGGACCTGCTCCACCTGTAGGTCCCGTAGGGCCAGTTGGGGCAACAGTGGCTACAGTTGCAAAACCAGCTCCTGTATAAACATTTACTGTGTCATCATCACTGTCAACCCAAATATCTCCTACTTGAGGAGTTCCTGGCTGAGAAGATTGATAAATAATATTAGAACGACCACTTGACTCATAAGCAGCTGTTGCTGAAAAAGACGCATTAGAAGTGCTAGCAGCAACATAAATTTTGTCGCCAACAGTCATTGCAAATCTAAAAGTTTCAAAAGACTGTCCTACTGCAACAAGCAAACTGCTAACAATGTGAACACGAGTGTTAGGGTTTCCTGGAGACTCTACTGGTTCAACATAAACAGTTGCCGTTAAGTCTGTAGCACCTTTATTTGCAATAATTACTGAAGCAACGCATGCGACATCTGCTGTAGCAAGAAGTGTAAATGTATTCGTGTAAGCAGCGGGAGCTGCAACTCCTAAGCGTTTAACTGGCATTTACAGCTCCTTTTCTTCCACATCCAAATATGATGTACTGCCATAATAGCCATAAGAGCCCACATTAACTGCATCTCTGTAAAAGGAAACGACCAGTCGGTAGAGGTAACTATTGTCTGATCATGGTTATCATGCTCCATTAGCTTCCCCCCTCTACTAAAGAAACTTTTCCTTCATAACAGCAGTGATCTGCCCCATCAAGGGTCTCTACAGCTGTATTGTATACACTTTCAAGAAAATCTTCACGACCAGTTGCCCACACTACATCTGAAATTAATATAGTCTTGTTCTCAGAAATGTTTTTAATAGTTAGGTTAAGCAGTGGGGCGTTCTCACTCTCTTCTGCTTTCCACTCAAAATTACCTACTGTTTCCATTATCATGTCATCGATCCAATACTTTTAATAGTGATAACTCCAAGCATTCCGCTATGAATTGAGCATTGATAAGCATATGCACCACTTATATTAGCTGGTACTTGCCAGTATAAAGTTCCTGTTACCTTACCTTGAGCTGATGTACCTGTAGTAACTGTTCCATCAGTGGCAACATGGATTAGGCCAGTATCGTAGTTTGCTGCTCCACTTGCAGTCTTAATTAAAAAAGGGTGACCAGTGACTGCTAAATTAAAGGCAATAGTAGTTCCTGAAATTGCAAAAATAGTAGGATTATTTCCACTGTATTGATTATCAAAAAGATATGCTGAAGATCCACTATTAGTTACAGATAGTCTAGTAATTGCAGGATAAGCAATTTCA